TGGTATTCCCTCTTTAGGAAATAGTATACCAAGTCCAAATAATCTTGCTTATGGAATTGAATAGTAGACAATCTCTAACCGATAAATACCTTCAAGGAGATTGTTATGACTGTACAGTCACAGGACATTGCGAGTTTATTTAAAGAACTAGAAGATGCCTCCAAACTTGCAAAGTTAGAAGAAAAGGATAATAAGGAAAAAACTGAAACTCAAGTGAAAGAACTTGATAGTTTCCTTACATCTGTACAGAAAGTTGTAAAAGTAATAGAGAAAAAAGATGATGATACCCCCATTGAACCTAAGAAGATTACCCCTAAGATTGAAAAGAAAAGTAAACCCAACGGAAAAATCCAAGAACAATCCAAACCTGCTGAAAAGAAATCCTTATCAAAAGATGACACGCAAAAGTTAGATGCGTTCTCTGGACTTATCAAGTCCTTTGGTGTAGAAATCAAACCAGAAATAGTTGAAGAAGATTTACAACTAAAAGTCGAAGATATCAAACCTGTTATCGTAGAAGAACCTAAAGTTGATGAGAGTAAAAAGATAGAAGCTCTTGAAACTTTATTCTCTGGATTATCTGCACTTAAACCAGAACCAAAGATAGAAGAATCTTTACTGAAGGTTGAGAAGAAACCAGAACCAGTTAAGATACCAGAACCTCTTGTTATAGAAACCAAGACACCAGAACCAGTCAAACCTGTTGTTGTTTCACAAACACCAGTTGATATAACAGAAGCAATGAAACTTGTCAAGTTAAAAACTTACCTACAAAACAAGAAACAATAGAAGCAACACAAAAACTTATCACAAATGTTGTTGATAACCTTGATGATATGAAAGATAAGACAGAGGTTAAAGAACAGATAGATGAGATAGACGCATTAAGAAAAGAGTTTCACGCATTACAGTTACAAGTTCGTAGGTCAGAAATACAAGTCGGTGGATTGTCTGGAAGTGGTGGTGGACTAGACCCTAATAAAATCGCAAACCACATGATACCAGCTGCAGATGAAACTTTTGATTTAGGTTCTGCAACAAGACAATGGAGAAACTTATATCTCTCTGGTAGTACATTAATCGTAGATGGTTCGTCTATTGACTCTGGAGAACTTACAGTTTTAGACGGAGTAACTGCTGGTACGGTAACTGCAAGTAAAGCACTTATCGCAGATAGTAACAAAGACATATCTGGTTTTAGAAATGTAACGATTGCTGGTAACCTTACAGTTCAAGGTGACACCACAACATTGAGTTCAACTGTTGAAACAGAAACTCCTTCACAGATTTATGAAGCTTCTACTATCACAGTTTTGGTCACCGTTGCTACAAAAGATACTTCACACCCATACTATGGAACAGGAAGTTCTAGTGGATATAAAATCAATGGAACATTCTCACCATTTCTAAAATTTATTCCATTGAACACTTACAAGTTTGACCAATCAGACTCAACCAACTCTGGTCACCCATTAAGGTTTTACTATGATGCAGCTAGAACAACTGCATATACAGCTGGTGTAACAACAAGTGGAACACCAGGCTCATCTGGTGCATACACACAAATCGTACCAACTGAAAGTACACCAGACGTTTTATATTACCAGTGTTCTTCACACGCACATATGGGTTTCGGTGTTTTCTTTACTACAAGAAATCTCACAGGATTTACGACTGATAACTTAACAGAAGGTTCAACAAACAAATACGCATCTGCTGAAACAGTACAAGATATTGTTGGTGCAATGGTTTCAGGTAATACTGAGTCAGGTATCACAGTTGCATATCAAGATGATGACGGAACACTTGATTTTACAATTGGAACATTAAACCAAAACACAACTGGAAGTGCAGCTACATTAACAACTGCAAGAAATATTGGTGGTGTATCATTTGATGGTTCTGCTAGTATCAATTTGCCTGGCGTTAATACATCTGGTACTCAAGACACTTCTGGAAATGCAGCCACTGCTACTGCACTTGCAACTGCAAGAAATATACATGGTGTTTCTTTTGATGGTACTGCAGCTATAGATTTATCTGAAGTTATACAAGATACTGTTGGTGCAATGTTTACAAGTAATAGTGAAACAGGTATTTCAGTTGAGTATCAAGATGATGATGGAACAATAGATTTAGTCGTTGGAACATTAAACCAAGACACTACAGGTAATGCAGCTACTTCTGACCTTGCAACTGCATCTAATACAGTTAAGACAGTAACAGATGGTACAGACGCAAATCATTTTTTAACATTTGTTGATGCAAACAATGGTAGTGCAACAGCAGAAGCACTTAAGACAGATGCTGGTATCCAGTATAATCCAAGTACAGATACACTCTCTGTAACAAACATAACTGCAACAATTACTGGTGTTTCATCTTTAATTAATGTTGCAGATGAGTCTACAGACACAACTTGTTTCCCACTATTTACTACTGGTGCGAGTGGTAATTTATCTGCAAAGAGTGGAACAAACCTTACATTTAACTCTGCTACTGGTGCATTAAAAGCAACCTCATTTGTAGATGGAAATGATAACGCACTTACAACTGCGACTGCAGCTGCAGATGAAGCAACTGCAATCGGTATCGCACTTGGTTAGTTTATTATAAATAGTAATAAAAGGAAGTAATATGGCAATACCCAGTACAAGAGATGGTTTCAAAAACTATTGTTTAAGAGCATTAGGTTTTGGTGTTATTGACATTAATGTGTCAGATGACCAAGTAGAAGATAGAATAGACGAAGGATTACAATACTTTGCACAGTATCACTATGATGGTGTAGAGAAGATGTATCTTAAATATAAAATCACACAAGATGATGTTGACAGAGCTAGGTCAAACGAAACAACAACTTCAACAGATTCAAAAGACGGAAATGTAACTGGTTCATTCTTAGAAGGAAAGAACTATATACCTATGCCTTCTGCTGTAGTATCAGTAGTACAGGTTTTCCCATTTGATGATGCAGTAACAAATAATATGTTTGACATACGATATCAATTACGATTAAATGATTTGTATGACTTCTCATCTACATCAATGATACAATACGACATGACTATGAAACACTTAGACCACCTTCAACATATGCTTGTAGGTGAAACACCAGTGCGTTTTAATCAACACCAAAATCGTTTGTATATAGATATGGACTGGGAGAATAAAGTTGATGTTGATAATTTTCTAATCATAGATTGTTATAGAAAAATTGACCCAAGTTCTTTCACAGATATATTTGATGACATTTATCTTAAGAGATATGTAACATCTTTAATTAAAAGACAGTGGGGTGCAAACCTTTCCAAGTTTAGTGGAGTTGCAATGCTGGGTGGTGTTACTATGAATGGTGAACAAATATATACACAAGCAATAGAAGAGATACAAAGATTAGAGGAACAGATACAATTAAGTTTTGAAACACCTATAGATTACATGATAGGGTAGATGTATGGCTGTTAATAGTTTCTTTCACACAAACAATCTTCAATCACTTAAGTCAGAGAGAAATCTCTACAGTAACTTAATCAAAGAAGCAATTCAAATACATGGACATGATGTTTATTATATGGATAGACAGTCTGTTGCAGCTGATACTTTGTTTGGTGAAGATGCACTGAATAAGTTTAACACACAACACCCAATCGAAATGTACATAGAAGATGGTGAAGGTTATGCTGGTGACAAAGAGATAATGACACAGTTTGGTTTAGAGAACCGAAACGAGATTACCTTTGTTGTGCATAAGAAAAGATTTCAAGAGATGGACAGACAAGTTCAGATTGAAGAAGCAACAGATAGTTCTTCAAGTGGTTCTATATTATTAGAAGCAGGAACACTTGACCAGTCTACTTCATCTTCAACACTAAGTACAGTCACGCAAAGTTTTATCTTTGATGAGAGTGCAGAAAAAATTGTTTTAGAAAATGACAATGAGGGAAGAATACTTTCTGAAGAAAGTGGTAATGAATTTTACTTAATCGTAGATACTGCAGCTACAGATGCAGACAGACCACAAGAGGGTGATTTAGTTTATCACCCAATCGTAGAAAAGATATTTCAAATAAACTTTGTAGACCATGATGAACCTTTTCATCAATTAGATAATAATCCAATCTACAAACTTAAGTGTTCACAGTATGAGTATAGCTCAGAAGTTCTCGATACAGGTATTGAGGAAATTGATGCGATTGAAGATGACTTATCTGTAGATACACTTGCACAACAATTCACACTTGAACAATCAAGTGCAGTCAATGAAAACATTAGACTTGAAAATGCAACTCTACATGGAGATGGTGTATTACTTGAAGAAACAGATGGTGATAATATTACCTTTGAAAATGACTCAACATCTATCGGTGAGAACATTGCACTAGAGAATGAAGCAGACACAGGTATCACTGCATACCTCATACAAGAAACCTATATAGTAGGAGATAGTAATACAACTAAAACTGCTCCATTGGAGCAAAACGAAATGTTTGATACATTAGATGATAACATATTAGACTTTACGGAGAGAAATCCGTTTGGTGATGCTGGAGATTAATTATGCTAGGAACACAATTCTACCATGAAACAATGCGAAAAGTCGTAGTTTCTTTTGGTACAATATTTAACAACATAAACATTGTAAGAAAAAACAATAGTGGAGCAATCATTCAAAAGATGAAAGTACCACTTGCATATGGGCCTAAACAAAAGTTTTTAACAAGACTTGATAATGACCCATCTTTAAAAAATAAAGTTGCAGTCACTTTACCAAGAATAGGTTTTGAGATTTCTAATCTTGCATATGACCCTGTAAGAAAACTAAACAGAGTACAAAAGTTTAAGAAAGTTAAATCAAGTGATTCAAATAAGTTAGATGTACAGTATATGCCTGTACCATACAATTTAGATTTTACTTTGTATGTTATGGCAAAAAACTCTGATGACGCATTACAAGTCGTAGAACAAATACTTCCATACTTCCAACCAGATTATACAATTACAATAAACGATATGGCTGATATGGGTATCAAAAGAGATGTTCCAATCATATTAGGTTCTGTAAGTTACGAAGATAGTTATCAAGGAAACTTCGAAGAAAGAAGAGCAATTATTTACACTCTTACTTTCACTGCAAAGTTTTATCTATACGGCCCTGTTACTTCTGATAAGGTTATTAGAACTGTACAAGTTGACCAATACACTGATACAAAAGTTAACGCACCAAGTAGAGAACAGAGATACACAGTTACACCAAATCCAGCAAGTGCAGATGCAGATGACGATTTTGGTTTTAATGAGTCAACCTCTTTCTTTGAAGATGCAAAGAACTTTGACCCAGAAAGTGGAACGGATAAGTAGATGCCTTTTTCTAAAGATATATTAGCTGGTTCATCTGGACAAGGTGGTGGTGCTGCACCAGTTTTCTATGACCATCAGATAGAGCATTCAATAAGAATA